TTCACCGCTTACCCCTCCTTTCGATTTCTGTCAACACCGCCATTGCTATATCCTTGCTGAATGAATCTGGATATTTTATCATGAAACACTTAACTGCATTTACGGTTTCCTCCCAGTATTCATCATCATCCGGTTTGCCTACTGGAAGCCGCTGTTTAAATAGCTTCCAAACGTCTGCGAACATTTCAAATTCCTGTTGTACCTCTGAATTTTTTACCACATCGGCCCCCTGTTAATCAAATGGTGTTTTCTCCTTTGCTGGCTTGAAATCAAAATCTTTACCCTCTACTTCTTTGAAACTCATTTCCTCACCAACAAACTCCATTTGAAATTTTGCTGTTTTCCCTTGTCGGTTTTTCTCTACCTTCACCCCTTTGTATCTTTCATTTTCTTCTGAAAGATTCCAAAGCAGCATAACAACTGATGCATCCTGCTCAATATCACCTGATTCCCTCAGTTCCGACATAGTGGGTTCTTTTGTCTGCCGTCCTTCTGATGCCCTGTTTAATTGCGATAAGACTATGATAGGCCGGTTCAACTCCATTGCTAATGATTTAATTGCCTTTGAAATATCGCCCACTTCTGACGCCCGGTTAGCGTAATGACGTTCGGCCTTTATAAGCTGCAAATAATCAATGATGATGCAATCAGCACCCATGTGCTGGCATTCTCTGCGTATCTCACCCACGGATTTAACCCCGCTTGATATCCACACATCCAGCCTTTTCAGTTCCGTATTGGCCTTTTGGAACCGTTCTTTTTCATCCCCCAGGAAAGCCTTTCCCTGCCGGATACGGTTCATCATAATACCAGATTGCCGCGACACCAGTCGTTCATACATCTGCTTATTTGTCATTTCCAGATTATACAGCAGCACCCGCTTGCCCTGAATTCCCATATTTGTTAGTATTTGCGTAACAAAAGCAGATTTTCCAACTGCCGGGCGCGCTCCAATGACAATGATATCCCCACCCTCCAGACCACCAAGACAATCATCCAATCGCGGGAATCCCGTGTAAAGAAAATCCCGTTCCCTGTCCACAAAACATCCTGGGGCCATTTCGTCAACAATCTCACTTAAGCTTTTTGCCTTTGGTCTATCATCCTCTTGCAATGCCTCCAGAGCGTTCACAGTCTCCCCTATTTGCTTTTCTACGGCAGAGGGGGGGAATTGTACCGCGTTGATAATTTGCGTGGCTGTACGGGCCTTATATGTGTTTTTAATCACTTCCGCATATTCCCCAGTTGCCATACTTGTTACGCTTGAATCACTGCACGCTTTTAATTTACTCAGCAATTCAGATTGGGAAACATCAGTAATGTTTGCTGCAAGGGTAACAAGATTGGCCTGATATCCAAAATCATGAGCTCTCAAAAATTCCAGATATATCCGTCCTAACAGCGCATCAACAAACATATCAGGGCGAATGCTCCTACAATCCTTGATTGCCCGTGGTTCCATCATCAAAGCGCCAATAAGCGCTTGCTCCGCATTAACAATCATAAATCATCCTCCCCCGGCAGATAATCAATAATAGCCTTTGACATAAATGTATCGAAATTTTTACAAAAGCATATCTCTGTTCCCTCTGCCTCCCATTCACGGGTATAGGCTCGAACCGCCAAATAAATTTGCTTGTTAGCCAGCCGATAACGAACTTTGTTGATACAACGCCCTTTTTTCACATAAGCACAATAGTATTCAAATGCTTTTGCTTTTCCCCTCTTTTTGGGATATATGGCATAAA